ACGATTAGATTATAAAGGATACGAGAAAGTTAGTTTAACAAATTTTAATGGTGGGTCAAAACTAACTCACGTTATTGTCGCTGAAAGTGAATTAATAAAGAATAAAGAAAATTTATTATTAAACGATAGAGCTAGAACTGAAAAAATAGTTGTTCACCATAAATCATTTAATAAATTAAATAATGACCCTTCACAGTTAGAATATATGTTTTGGGATGACCATCAAAAATTACACACAGATTTAAATAAAGAACGTTGGGGTAATATTGAATTTTCAAATAAGATGAAAAAAATTTTTAGCGAAAATGGTAAAAAAACATGGGACAATTGTGATAAAAATTTAAAAATAAAACAATTACAAGATGGTCTTAACAATAAATTAAAAAATTTAACTGAATTAGAGAGAAAAGAATTTTTTAATAATGCTGGGGAAAATAACCCAATGTACGGTGTTAGTAGATTTGGAGAAACTAACCCTAATTACGATAACACAACTAAACACATTAACGATATTAATGAGAGTGAATATATTACTTATTTAATTAATAAAAAAGGTAATAGACGAAAATTAGCGATGTTAAAATTTAATTTAAATAAAAGTACTGTAATATCTTACAATAAATTATTATGTAAAAAATATAATTTAACAAGAATTGAAGATTTGGATTTTATATTTAATAATGGTTTTAACATTAAAACAATAAAAGAATTCATATCAACACAAACCAACCCAGTGCGTTCAGTCAAAATATATTGTAAAAAATATAATATTGATTCATTTAAGTTAACATCATTTTTAATTAAAAAAGGTTATAAAAATTGGACTGATATGGTTTCTACAATTGGGAACCATAGAGTTGTTAGTGTAGAATATTTAGGTAAAAACAAAGTTTATGATTTATTAAATTCATCGGTAGATTCTAATTTTGCTATAAAATGTGAATCGGGTATGATTATATCACATAATTGTACAACTCTAAATGACCAAGGTAAAATGCTTAATATCTATTCTGATAGTAAACGTGTTAAAACAATATTAGAAGATTTATTTTTCAATAGATTAGATTTCCATACTTCTGGACCAATGTGGACTAGGAACACATGCAAATACGGTGATAATTTCATTTATTTAAATATAGACGCAACCAATGGTGTTATTGGTTCTAAACAGATGCCTAACTACGAAATGGAAAGAAGAGAATCTGGATTATTTGATATGATTTCTGGTAGAGAATTACCAGATGAAGAAGTTTCTTCTGGTGATAAAGTTAAATTCTTCTGGAGAGGTCGTGATGTTGAATTCAACTCATGGCAAATTGCTCACTTTAGATTACTAGGTGATGATAGAAGGTTACCATATGGAACCAGTGTTTTAGAGAAAGCTAGACGTATTTGGAAACAGTTATTGCTATCAGAGGATAGTATGCTTGTTTATCGTGTAACTAGAGCCCCAGAAAGACGTGTATATAAAATATTTGTAGGTAATATTGATGATGCTGATGTTGAACCATATGTGAACGCTATTGCTGATAGATTCAAACGTATGCCTATCGTTGACCCGCAAACTGGTCAAATTGATTTACGTTATAATCAATTAGCAAATGACCAAGATTTCTTTATACCAGTAAGGGATGAAAATGCACCGAATCCAATAGATACTTTGCCAGGTGCATCAAACTTAGACCAAATTGCTGATATTGAATACCTAAGAAGTAATTTATTTACAGCATTACGTGTCCCTAAACCGTTTTTAGGTTTTGATGATGCTACTGGTGATGGTAAAAATTTAGCTATTCAAGATATTCGTTTTTCTAGAACAATAAATAGAATTCAACAATCAATTCTTCAAGAATTAAACAAGATAGCTATCATACACTTATATCTTTTAGGTTTTGAGGATGATTTAGATAATTTCACACTTACACTTAACAATCCATCAACACAAGCTGAAATGTTAAAAGTTGAACATTTACAACTTAAAGTTAGTCTTCTTAAAGATGCTGTGTCTGATATTGGAACTGGGTTTGGTGTTATGTCATGGACACGAGCACACAGAGAAATTATGGGTTGGTCTGATGATGAAATAAAACAAGATTTACTAGAACAACGTATGGAGAAAGCTGCTTCTGCTGAATTGGCGAATACTGCTGCTGTTATTAAACATACTGGCATGTTTGATAGTGTTGATAGAATTTATGGCGACTTTGATGTTGCGTTAAATGGTGGTGGTTCTGGTGAAGGTGAAGAAGGCGGTGATTCTGGTGCTGGTGGTAGTGGTGGAGGTTTCGGAGGTGGAGGAATGGGTGGTGAAGACCTAGATTTCGGTGATGAATCTGATGCTGAAGGTGAAGAAGGTGTACCAGAAGAAGGTGCGATAGATACTGAAGGTGGTTTAGATATAGATGCAGAACCTGAAACAGTTGCTGAGTCTCTAAAAAAAGTAGAAAAATTATTAACTGAAAGAAAAGAAGTATTGGTTGGGGATTTAAATAAAAGAACAAATAAGTATAAAAATAGATTTGTTGATGCTTTAGTTGAAACAATTAAACCAGACAAAACTAAAAAGGTTTCTAATATTAAAATTTACAATAAAAATTTAAAAATAAACAAAGACATCGATGGTATGATTGGTGATATTGATAAAATGTTGGATGAATAATAGTTTTATATGTAAAATAAGATATTTATAATTAAAAAACAAAATGACTAAAATAGATATTACAAAAACGGTTCAAAACTTTGGTAAAATTAAAAACGCTTACAACGAAATATTGGTTGAAAGCGTTGTCACTAAAAACAAGGTTAAAAAAGATTTATTTAAATCTTATGTAAAAATAATCAAAGAAAACGAAGCTTTGAAGAATCAATTCTTGGTTTATAATATCATTGAAAATAAAGTAGAAATCAATGAATCAAAAGCAAAGTGTTTTGTTGATGAATGTATGAGTATAATTTCAAAATATGACACAAAAGATATTTTAATTGTTAATAACAAATTAATTGAGAATATCGTATTTGAAAAAGACTATGATTATGATAAAAAAGAATTACATGAGAATATAACTACTTTGATATTCACACCTAAAACACCTAGAAATATTGATGCAATTCTAGAGGCTAAATCATTTATTGTTGATTACATTATTAATAACAAAGAAAAAGAAGTAAGTGAAAGCGTTGAACTACCAAATAGTATGTTGTCTGCAATTATGGTTGATAAATATAATGAGAGGTATGCTGATTTAAATGAGGCTGACAAAGAAGTGTTAAAAACGCTTATTGAATCTGATGACACAAAGAAAAAAGAAGTTTATTCAAAAACACTTAGAGAGTGCATTGATTTAATCGATGAACGACTTGAGGAATCTAATTTAGAAGCTAAAGATAAATTATTACGAGTTAAAGATAAATTGTTGAATGATAAAAAAGAAATAAATGAAGATTACATTAAAAATATTTCTAAATTGGTTGAATTAAGAAGTTCTTTAAAAAAATAATATCTATTTAAACCTATTGACTAATTCCTGGATTTTATTTATATTTGAATAAAATATTAGATATGAAAACTGGGAAAGAAATTAAAACAAATAAATTTAAAAACTATAACGTAGTCTTTGGTAGTGTGAATAATAAGAATCCAAAAGCGATTTATATAACGATATCTTCATGGGTTAAACCTCTAGAAGAAGAAAATGTAAATTATAACCAAGTAATACGAAATTTGAATAAGAATGTAAGACAAAGTTTATTCAACCTTTTTAAAGATGATAAAGATTCTTTATTTGATGGATATAGGACTATTGTAGATTTAGATATTAGGGAATCTGGTATTAGATATGGTAAAAGTAGTTTTATGTGTTGTGAATTAACACTATTTCTACACACAGAAATATCGATAACTTCTGATGATATAAAAAATAAGTTAGAATTATTTACCGAAAAAATTATAAATAATAATTTTGAAAATAATAAATTTTTTAATTTTAAGAATAAAAAAAATTAAATATAAAACCCTAATCATTTGATTAGGGTTTTTTTGTTTAATTAACATATTTATATCTATAAACAATACTATGGATAAAGATATAAAAGTAATTAAAAGAGGTTGTAGCGGTACAGGAGTTCTAATTGAACATGACGCTGGATTTATTTCGCCTGATGAACCTAGGAACCAACCTTTCATAAATGAAATAAAAAAAATAGATAGCGGTAGTAGAATCAGCATCGTTGAGCCACTTATCGTTTATGTTGTACTACAAAAATACGGTATTCTTAATCGTAATGGTAGAATATACCCAGAATCAATTCTTAAATCACAAGATAGGTTATATCAAGAAGCTATACGTGAACGTAGAGCTGTAGGTGAATTAGACCACCCAGAATCAAGCGTTATAGCTGGTGATAGGAAGGTCATACGCTTATGGGTAAAATGGAAATATTAATGACACCTGGGTTTATAAATTATGGTATCGTATCAACAAAAGGTGATGAAGTAGCGAACTTATTAAGAAATAGAATTAAGATTGGTGTTTCTTCTAGAGGTGTAGGTTCACTTAAAGAAGGTAAGAATGGTGAGCAAATTGTTCAAGAAGATTTTGAAATAATTTGTTGGGATGTTGTTACAGCACCATCTACTCCAGATGCTTGGATAGGTCGTAGCAGAGAAGAAATGACACCTTATGTGGAAAACGTGGAAACTAAAAAACCATTAATAAAAGAAAATTTATTAAATGATTTAGATAAATTTTTATTCGAATAATAAAAAAATAATATTTTTTTAAATAAAAAATGTTTTTTGTTAAAAACACATATATTTATTAACAAATGAGATAACATCTCGTGCTTATCTAATAAAAAGAAGAAATAAAAAAAAGATAAAATGGCAGAAAAAAAATCAATACTTGAAGAAGCTTTATTGGATATTAAAAACATTCAATCAGCTCTCAATGCAAACACAAAAGAAATACTTCGTAGCGTAGCTAAAGAAGAAATTGATAGTGTAGTGAAAGAGTCCTTGGAAGAAATGACTTATGAAGAAGAAGATGTTGACCCTTTAGCTGGTGAAGCTGGAGAGGAAGACGAAAACGAATTTGACGCAGAAGGTGGTATGGAAGATGTAGATTCAGAAATGGGAGGTTCAGAAATGGAATTACCAGCTATGGATGCAATGGGAATGGAAGATGAGGAATCATCTGAAGAACTTGATATGACTGGAGCAAGTGATGAAGACGTAATCGCAATTTACAAAAAAATGAGTGGTGAAGATGAAATCGAAATTGTTGGTGATGAACTTCGCTTAAACATTACAGAACCAGGTGAATATGTTGTAAAACTAGATTCACTACAAGGTGATACTGATTTGGCTGATGAAGAAAACTTTGATGAAGAACCTATTGAAATGGGTGATGATGAGGAGGAATCTACTGATGTTGAGTATGACATTGAAATGGGTGATGATGATGAAGAAACTGAAGAAGAAGAAAGTGAGTTCGGTGACGAAGAAGCTGTAGAATCTGAAGAAGGTGATTCTGAATTTGGTGATGAGGAAGAAACTGAAGAAGAAGAAATTGAAGAAAATATTGCAAATGTAAATGGTAAAGCTGGTCACCAAGGACAAAGACGTTCTGGTTCATCTCATTTAGGTTTCGGTAAAAAAAGTGTTGATGGTGAAAAACTTGATGAAACCATTAAAGCTAGACAAATCGTTTCTGAAACAGCTAAAAAATACAATACTCTACTAACTGAAGCTAAAAAATTAAAATCTGAGAATGATGAGTTTAGAACTGCTCTTAGAGAATTTAGAACTAAATTAGTTGAAACTGTTGTTTTTAATAGTAATCTTACATATGTTGTAAGAATCTTACAAGAACATTCAACAACAAAATCTGAAAAACAAAATATCATTAAAAGATTTGATGAGGTTTCCAATCTTGTT